TGCATTTAACAGAGCGTTAGAGAGTCCTAACAACCAAGATAGCTTATTTGCTATTAAGAGTCTCAACGCTCAATATCAACTGGCAAACGGAAGTTCGCCAAATCTTATACAGGGCAGTACTGGTACATCAAGTTCTGGATCGTTTACGTCATTATCACAAATGTCGGAAGCAATGAAAGATCCTAAATACCAAACAGACCCTGCTTTTAGGGAAGAAGTTTCTAGAAAACTAGCATCTTCTAACCTTATGTAACCCAAGAATATACACATTAAGAACAATTATTGCCCTCTGAGGAGGATAACCTTAATTGTCGTATGTAGTAATACGAGGGTTCGTATCAACGTGCTAGTAAAATAGCATAACTACTAAATGACAATAAAAGGAAAATATGTCAGCAACTAATTATACAGGTCACCGTAGTGGTCAAACTAATGCCACAGGGAGTGCTAGATCGTTATTTCTAAAGTTATATGCTGGTGAAGTAATGACTGCATTCCAGACCAAAAACATTATGATGAATTATTGCAGAGTCCGTTCAATTAAGAATGGAAAATCTGCACAGTTCATTATGACAGGTAAAAACCGTGCAGCATCTTACCACACTCCTGGAAATGAAATAATTCCGGATGTGGCAGCCAAGCACACAGAGCGATTAGTAACTATTGATGATCTCTTGATTGCACATCAATTCATTCCAAATATTGATGAAGCAATGTCTCATTATGACATTCGTTCAGTCTATACTGATGAAGCTTCTTATGGTCTTGCAAAAGCTGCAGATCAGAATATTCTTCGTATGGCAGTTAAATCTGCCTTAACAACTAACAAGGAACGAGCCAGTAAAATGGTTCAGGACTATGCTGGTTGGGATGAGGAAGACTTCACAGCAAACGTAACGTACTCAGATACTAACTATGCCAACTCCAAAAAGGCAGTAAACTTTATGGAAGGTGTAATTGAAGCCAAACGTATCTTGGAAGCTGCTGGTGCGCCTTTAGACGATTTAGTATGTGTCATTAATTCTGACTTGTACTATCACATGTTTAAAGCTGGAACCAACTCTGAAACCGCAGCTCAATTGTTGATGTTCAACAGAGATGTTGGTGGTGGAGGATCAGTAAAGGATCTAGACTGGCCTACGATTGCAGGTATTCCACTTGTTAGAACTCCTCACTTGGGTTCTGATACTGGTTCTGCATGGACAGGTAGCTTGTTTACTACAGCTAACCCTGCTCTCACACAAGGTACAGCTCCTTTAGCTTCTCCTGAATCAGGGAGAGATGCTCATTACAACCTTCCAGCTACTTATACTGCTGCTACCGCAACTGGTAGTAACATAGGAGCCGTTGGAGGTCTTGATGGAACATCTTCTGTAAACCTTCAAACGGAAGCTAATTTGGTCCGTGCGATTATAATGGCTAAAGATGCAGTTGCAACTGTGAAACTGATGGATCTTTCTGTTGAGTCTGAGTATCAGATCCAACGTCAGGGTACATTAATAGTTGCTAAGTATGCAATGGGTCACAACGTCTTACGCCCAGCAATGGCAGTAGCGTTGAAAGCATCGCATAACTCGTAGTAACCTCTTGTGGGGTATGGTTAATCCTCTTGCCATATCCCACTCTTGTAGAGGGGGAATAATAGTTCTCCATACCCCCTCTACTCCCTCACATAAATATCCCCACATAAAAATATATGGCTATATCATTAACTTCTAAACTAGATGCTATTAATTCCATGCTCATTGGCGTTGGAGAAGCACCAGTAAACACGTTGAATTCTGGTCTTCAGGAAGCAGAAATAGCTGCCATAACCCTTGATACAATTTCTCGTGAAGTTCAGTCTGCAGGATGGGCATTTAATACAGACATAAGATACACACTAAGTACAAACTCTCTTAGTCATATTCCTGTACCTTCCAATTGTCTCCAAATAGATACAACTGCTTTAAGAAGGGACTATGATACCGATATAGTTATGAGGAATCAGAAGCTTTATGACCGCACCAAAAACACTTTTGTGTTTACTGCAGAAGTTGTTGTGGACATGGTTCAACTCTTTGAATTTGAAGAAATTCCTGAAGTAGCAAGACGTTACATTACTCTCAGAGCAGGAAGAAAATTCCAGGAAAATATTCTTGGTTCTGAAACAATGACAACGCTTCAGTATAAAGATGAACAACAGGCTTTATATGCCCTCAGAGAAGCTGAATCACAAGTAGCTGATTTTAATATATTTGATAACTATGACACTTTCCGTGCATTAGATCGAAATATTACTGGATCATCCTCTCTCTTAGAATCTCAAAGAATCTTATATTCCTAATGGCATTAGTATCTTCTTCGATCCCTAATTTGATTAATGGTATTTCTCAGCAACCTCCTGAAATAAGATTACCTTCCCAAAGTGAAAGACAAGTAAATGGTTATAGTACTGTTGCAAGAGGTTTAGAGAAACGTCCAGGAACTGAACACAAAAATAAGATTACAAGTACTTTAGTAGATGACACTTTTGTTCATAGTATTAGAAGGGATAGAACTGAAGAGTACACAATGGTTCTTACTAGAGCAGTTGGAACAGCTTCAAGTACAGCAAAAACTTTAACTATATATGATCAGGATGGAGTTTCTGTACCTGTAAAAAGCAATACTAATAATGCAGTTGCTAGTGCAACAGATATTACTTCTGCAGATTTAGTTTATCTAGATACACTTACAAATGCAGGAGGAGTAGCAGACAATATAGTAGCAACTACTGTAGCAGATACCACGTTCCTGATTAACAAAACTAAAGTAGTAGCAAAGGCTGCAACAGATGGAGTAGTGTCTGGAGAAGGAGTAACTACTAGAACTTCTTCTGCAGGTTCAACACAGCTTACTGGTGGCTACACAGATGAAGGACTTATTTATGTAAAGACAGGAGACTATTCCAGTAAGTATGTAATAAAGATAGTGATAAATGCAGCCAGAACTTACAGAGTAGGTTATCAAACTCCTTCTTCTACTGTAAACCTCAATCAGAAGCATATAGGAACTCCCAATATAGCTGCAGTTTTAAAAGCAGGAAATGACAGTGAAAGTACTGCAGATGGTGCATGGGATGATTTTGACGATACTGATCCTATAGAAGGTTTCGGAGGTTGGAGATGTATAGCAGATAGAGATGAGAGTGGTGTATCATCAGGAGGAGTTACAGGAGATTATGTAGAAGGTTTGGATGCAATTGCAACTGCAGAAGTAGACCAAGGAGGTACTGGCAATAACAACTTTGCTGTTTCTATGGATGACACTTCTGGTAGTGTAATCTCTCTCAAGTGTAAAGAATCTTTTACTATAGAAGTTCAGGATTCTAAAGGAGGAGCCTCTCTAGTTGGAATAAAAAACGAAACACTTACATTTAGTAATCTTCCAGGAAAAAATGTTCCCATTGGTTACATAGTAAAAGTTGTAGGAAATGCTTCTGCAACTCAGGATGACTTTTATGTAAAGTATGAACAGGAGGTAGGTGGTGAAGGAGTATGGAAAGAAACTATAGCTCCTAGTTTGGACACAGGTTTTGATGTTACAACAATGCCACACAGACTAATACGTTTATATGATAATGCTGCCACTCCACAGAAATTCTTTCTTTATGAGCCTGTAAAAGAAGTAGCTGCTGGAGGCGCTGGGACTTCTATTTCTTCGTTTGGAGCTAGATTTGGCTGGTCTTCTAGAAAAGCAGGAGATGACACTTCAAATCCCTTTCCAACCTTTGTAGGCGGTAAAATTAATGACATTTTGTTTCATAAGAACCGCTTTGGTGTTTTAAGTGATGAGAACATAATCTTTTCAGAAGCAGGAAACTATTATAACTTCTTTCCTATTTCTGTGATGACTGCCCTTGACGGTAATCCCATTGACATCTCAGTTTCCAATAATCAAGTCTCTATTCTTACTCACGCTGCAGCCTTTGACCAAAGCTTACTACTCTTCTCAGACTTCCAACAGTTTAGTTTAAATAGTGAAGGTGAAGGTTTTACTCCCAGTACTGTTTCTGTTGACGTAGTTACTCAGTTTGAGAGTACTTCTAAAGCTCCTCCTGTATCTTCTGGTAGGTTTGTTTACTTTCCTTTTGAACGTGGAGAATACTCAGGAGTACGAGAGTACTTTGTTGATATAGGATCTTCAGATTCAAATGATGCTACAGATATTACTGCCCATGTACCTCAGTATATAAAGGGTACTATCACTAAGATGATGGTGAGTTCCAATGAGCAGATGGTAGCAGTCCTGAGTGATGACGATAAAACACGAATATATGTATACAAAAACTTCTGGCAAGGTCAGGAGAAGCTCCAGAACTCTTGGAGCCATTGGACATTTGATGGAGACATCCTTAACTGTGCATTCTTAGGATCAACTCTGAAGCTACTTGTAAAGAGAGATGATGGTTTATACTTAGAAGACATTAACCTTAGTTTGGATTCTGCAGAAGCAGTAATGGAAGATGAGACTGCGGTATTATTAGATAGAAGAGTGAAGTTGACTTACAACGCAAGTTTTACATTATCAGCTTCTAATCTCCCGTACTACGCAGATAGACCTACTAACATGGTTTATGTTACAGACCAAGCTAGAAAGATTACTGAAGCAGATGTAAATACCTATCTCAGAGTGGCACAAAACACTACAGGAGTAGACTCAGTAGTCTATGCAGGAATCCCTTATACCTTTGAATATGAGTTCTCAAGGTTTATTCATAAAATGAATGAGCTTCCAGTTCAAACAGCAAAGCTACAGATCAGAAACATTAATCTACTCTACAACAAAACTGGTTTCTTTAACTTAAAGATTAATGTAGATCCAGGAACTATCTTGATTCCTGATCCTGATAATCCAGGTGCAACTATTTCATCTACTCCTCGTACAAACTATGAAAAGACGTTTAGTGGAATGCTTACCAATACATCCTCTTTTGGAGAATACAAGTTACTCTCAGGAACCTTCAAAGGAGGTGTTATGTCTAATGCAAGTAACTGTAACATCATTATTGAAAACGATGAATACCTTCCATGTTCATTTCAATCTGCAGAATGGGAAGGATTCTTAACTCTAAGATCCAGAAGAGTATAAACTTATGTTTTATAAGAACTATACAAAACCTTTTGAGGCTTCTTATATAGATCTTTTAGCAGATGATATGTGTCAAGCAGATAGGGATGAAGTCTTTGCTTCAACTGGAGACAGTCCAAAAACAGGTCTTCTTTCTTCTGTGTCTTGTAGTGACAGATTAGTTTGTTATTTTGATGGAGATCAACTTCTTGGAATAGGAGGAGTAGGAATCAATGAGAATGGTTCAGGAAGTCCTTGGCTACTGAGTACTAATTATTTGAATGATTGGAAGAGAGATAATCTTAGAACCTTTTTAAAGTGTTCAAGGTCTTGGATAGAACACATGAATGATGAGTATCCACATTTAGAGAATTATGTGGATGAAAGAAATACAGAATCAATAACTTGGTTAAAGCATTTGGGATTCTACTTTCCCGAGACTATACAAGACTACGGTTATTCAAAAATACCTTTTATTAAGTTTGTAAAATATAGCGAGTAAGAAAATATATGGGACCATTTGCTGCAATGATGATCATGCAGGGCGTTTCTACCATGATGAAGTATCAAGGTGATAAAGCTGCTGCTGCTGCTCAACGTGCTTGGAAGTACAAAAAGGATCTAGCAACTGTTGCAAGACTTAAAGTACAGCAAGGATTTGCTAGGCAAGCTTGGGCAGATACGAACCTCATGAGAAGACGTAATCTGGATATAAAATCTGATGCAACAATGGAGAATCGTTTAAACGAAATGAGAGTTGCATCTTCTTTGAAAGCTTCTGGAATACCTGCAGGTCAAAGTACTGAAGCTTTAGGTAGAGGAGCTATACAACAAGTACTTAAAGGTGAAGCTGCTTTCCTTAAAGAGATGGAGATGAAGACTGCACAATTAAACTTTAGAGATCGTGAGATACAGCAAGGAATGGATATGGCGTGGTTAGATGCCAAAGCACAAATAGCAGGAACAAGTTATCAGAAAGATCCAGGTCTTATGGGAGCATTTTTAGGTATGGGATCAAGCTACATGGAAGCAAAAGCTTATGATAAGAAAATGGGGAGTAGTTGGAAAGCATAATGGCATCACAAGTATCTACAACAGGATTGAATCCAGGAAACTATGCAGGTGCTTCGGTTCCACTACTTGATCGCAGTCAACCAGATAATACTAAGGCAAACGAATACTATCAGTTTTCTAAAGATCTTTCAAGAATGACTGATGCTGCAAAAAACCTTGGAATTGAAACGAAGAATGAGAGTATTCGATTAAAAAAAGCGCAGGAAGAGGCAGATAAGCTTGCAAAAGCAGAAAAGGATATAAAAGACAATACAGAAGCTATACGTCTGTATGAGGTAAATAGAGGTTCTGCATGGGAGAATATACCTACTAAACTGCCTAAAGAGGTTGATCAGGGATTTCGTAAAGGTTTTCAAGAGGAGACAGCAGAAAGATTAAGTAACGGAGAACTTCGTACTAAATACAATCTACTTAGAGCTAAAGATAAAGTAGTTGAAGAACAAGCTCATATAGATGCAAGTGCTGAAGAGGTTACTAAAGAATTTGAAGCAGTATTTCATAAACAAAAGAATACTCCAGGTGGTATAAATACATGGGAAGACTTTGCTCCTTTTTATTTAGCACAACATCAGAGAAATAGATTTAATTCAAATCTTGCTCGTGTAGATCAAATTGAAAATGCAATAAAAGAGAAACCCTTTAATCTGAGTAAGTTTCATTTAGAGTTTGCAAAAACTCATCAGAAAATAATAAGACAAAATCAAGATGAAGGAATCAAAGATCGTTTACGAACTAGGGGAAATCCTAATAACTATGTCCAGCTTCAAGATTCTATAAATGCTGTTGCTACAAAACCTATAACTACTCCAAATGGAAACATTAGGGTTATCTCTAATGTCAGAGTTGAAAGATTATGGATTCAGGATTTTACAGATCAAGCTACCTTAGCTACTGATCCTGATGATCCAATCTTTGATCAACTTAAAAATGATGGACTCTTTGGTTATGAGAATAATAAAGGTGCTAAAGTCCTTTTCAATAGACCTGATAAAAAGACAGCAGATGAATGGAGGAAATACCATGCATTTTTAATTAAAAGGCATGATGAGGTAGAAAAGGATGCAAAAGCAGAAAAAGATGCAAGTGAGCAATTTGAAAAAGATGAATCTGAAAAAACAGCTAGAAGAATAGCAGCAGAAGTAGAGGGTTTCATAAATATGAAAGGTGTGACTACTGGTCAACTAGAGTTGCAATTACTTAAACTTAATACACATACAAGGTTTTTTGGAGAGGGAGAACAGAACGAGTTATTAAAAACAACATATTCTAGGGTTCAAGCAAAACTATTAACACTAAAGCCTCTTGCTAAAGAGTATGAGTATACACCAAAGGATGAAAAAGAAGTTACTGATGCCACAAACACAATTAATAAGATAACTAAAACAGATGATCTAATCAAAGAG